CCTCGATGTATCGAGGGAGGGTCCTGTCGATATCCTGTCTGTATAGTTGAATCTTGGATGCGAGGTCCACGTTCTGCGTTCCCTCTGGTATGAGGACGCTCCTGTCGTCACTCATCAGCAACTCGATAGCCACCATCTTGGTACACACATCCTCTATCGCTTTCTCCAGATACCTCTCTCCATAGATGTAAGCGACCTTGACGGCGTTCCACTCGAAGAATGGGTATGAGTTGTTGAAGTAGACTATCCCCATCTCATGGTCTACCCAGTAGTCTCTGAGCCTCGCCCTGTCACCGCTGGAACTACCACCTTGCAAATCGACTTGGAGCAAGTTCTGTGTCACGGTTGTTCCATTCAAATCATCCACTGAAGAGCCCACGACAGAAGCACAACCAGTGAATGTCGTGGCTGTCTTTCCTGTGTATCTGATAGCCGTATCACCAACAGATAGAACTCCAGCAGACGCGAAACCAGATGTGGAGTCAACAGTCAGCACAGTTGTCGTTGCGTTGCTGACAGTTGCAGTTTTCGTTTGTACTTGGTCTAATTCGATGCTGCTGTCCGTGACAACCACGCTACAGGTTTCTCCTGCTTGAGTGGACCTCATACTGGTGACTTTGACTTGTCCACTACCGTAGTCCGCATTTGCAGTTGCTAGAAACTCATGATGCACACCTATCTGGTCGGTGCTTCCCTCCAAACTAAATGCGGGACTAAAAGTGACTTTTCCTTTGCTAACTCTGTCTTCCTTGTTGATGAGGTCAGCGAGATTCTGTGCTGTGGTTATCTTGTCGAAGTCTGCTCTCCATTGATTGCTCGCAGTGCCTATAGTGAGCGTGGCGGCACTCCCATTACCGGGAGACATGACAATAGAACCAGACAACGAGCGTGGGTCGTCTGGTATCTTGATACGGAACTCAGCAGCGCCTATCTCTCTGTAGTCATCACCCTGCCACAGTTCTATGCGAAGCATCTGCTGGACATTGCGAAACAGAAGAGGTGTGGTCCCGACGTAATCAGTGTAGTACCTTCGCCTGTATGGTTTGTAAGTATCGAAGTTGATGTACTCAGCAGCGACTAGATTGGGTCGCCATGAGTTGTGCGTGGTATTGTCTATCCTGTCTTGCGCACGTAGGATTAGTTCCTTCACCTTGTCATAGGTGATACCCCTGCTTCTACCATTGGTGAAGGAGGATTTGTTTTGTACGAAGGTATTGTCAGCCGATTGATAGTCAGCGGCTGTTATTGTAGGAGTGAAGTTCAGTTTGACTCCGTTTACGGATGTGGTGATAGAGGAGATTGTCCTGTCTATTCCCAATGGGTCCGCATCGCTGTATATGAGTAGGACGTCATTCACTGCGAAGCCTATGTTGCGATAGTCAGCACCAGTGACGTAGACACCGTCTGAGTCTGAGTCAGCAGCGACTGCCACTGCTTCTTGCGGACCTATCTCTAGTAGGTCAGCGACCTTCTGTGGAGTCGTGTAGACAAGTGCATCGGGGTCGAGGGGTCTTGTCTCAGGTTCACCGGGACTGAATACTTGTGGCATTAGAGCCTTGCCTCCTCATTCCTGTTTCCTAGATTGTACTCCATAGGCCTATCACAAGAGCCACATGTCTCTCTCCACATGAAATGAAGGAAACCACAATGCTTGCATCTAGTGCCGGAGCCTATGTTCAGTATATCAGCGACGTCCTTGACTCTCTTGTGCTGCTTGCGCACAGTGCCTTTCAAGGGATTGGGGTTGTCCCCAACCACACCGCTGTCGTATTTTATGTCTGAACGTACGTTTTTCTTCTGTGCTCGGGAGATGTCTTCGATATCAAGTTCTCTCAATTCGAAACCCATTCATACCCCTCACCATCAAACGTATGTCACCAATATGTAGACGTTGCCTAAGACCGTAAAGGGGTCCGATGCTATCAGGCTGGTGGTGCTTGACGCATCACCCAACGTACCCACAGCAGTCGCTATGGTCGTTGACAGCGTGGACGTGTCAGTGAACTCCTTCGGTGAGAAGGGTCCAACGACTTTGTACTTCGGTGTTAGGTTAGCCATCTAGGTCACCGCCTTAACTGCGGTGTCCCATAGCCATGAACTGATAGTCGCCGCCGGAGCCGCTGGTCAAGTTGGCTAGGTAGACGGTCGTGCCGTCCACTGCTGTGCTTGCTGCTGCTAATGCGGTAGAGCCTACACCGTTCACCACAATCATGTCAACACTAGCCAATAGGCCGGATAGGTCTATGTGGCCAGATGTTGCATCAGCGTTGGTTATAGTTCCCGTCACTACGGCCTTGTTGCCGAATACTGTTGGTCGTGCGTCAATTTCTAATGTTGCTAATAATGCCATTTATCTTATTCCTCCTGTGTTGTCTCCTCGACTGGTTCTTCGACTGCTTCCTCAACCACTGGTTCTTCGACCACTGGCTCTGCTACAGGTTCGGGAGCAGGTGGGTTAAGGACATTGTCCACGAGACCGAGTAGTCTGGTCTTCGTTTTGTATCCTCCACCCACGCTGCTTCCATTGTCCTCTAGCCACTTGATGATGTTGGCTCTAGTCCAACCCTCATCAGGGATTCCGTCTCCGCCCATGTCATGGTGAACTCCCTCGTCGCCTTCTATCAGAAACACTGCGTCACTGATTTTCCTACGGTGCTCGTTCAGCCATTCCTGACTAACTTCCCTACTTACTTTACGAATGAAAGCCGGTATTGTTGGGTCCGGGCTTTTCCTCTCGTAGAAGGGTCCTTTGTAGGTTATAGTAGGCACGAAGAGTCACCTCAGACTACCACTAGCAGAAGTTCTGCTCCAGTTGTGTCGTTAGTAGTACCGTCGGTTGTTGCTTCTATGTCGAAGGTCAGTACAAGGTCGCTGGTTTTTGCCACTGCGAAGTTAGCAGTTGCGTCCGCATGCTGTCCTACTACTGTTAGGATTTTGCTGCACTCACCGCTTAGGGTTAGTGTCTCAGCCTCGGCTAGAGCGCTGCTCATTGTCACAGCGATTAGTCTTGGGCTTCTCCTGTCAGTCACCTGCGTGTTCGTTGCTTGGAAACCGTCCAAATTACCGGGGTATCCAGCAGTTGCCTGTCCGTCGAGCCATAGTGTCTCGCTTTCGTCATTACCAGCCCATAGACCAAGGTCCATGTTGACCGTGGTAGTAGCACTACCGCTCGTTGTGTATGTTATTCCTCTGTGTGTTGTTGCTGCCATATCTTTTTCACCTCTTTATTATCTCCACCTGCAACCTCACTTTAGGTCACGAATACTCCCTTGTGCTCCGAAGAAAGTGGTCCATATCTCTCCCATCGTTCTGTAGAGTCCTTCCTGACCCAGCCTGTTGATGGCGAACGGGTCGCCAGTCTCGATACCGGACTCGAAATACTGAGTTGGTATCGCAGTGCTGAAGTAAAGGTAGTCTGTGTCTAGGTAGTAAATCTTGGATAGGTTTCCATCGTCATCCATGTCCTTGGTTGGGATGATTGGCACACCGTTGTAGGTCGCTACGATGAATCCGGCTTCCATACCGGGTACACCCTTCACGCCGTTGTAGGTTGGTGTGACTCTCTTCTCTTCCATGAACCTCTGCTGGGACTGTAGCAGTTGCTGTAGTCTCATTAGAGTGTCGTATCCAGTTAGCATGACCTTGGGGTTTCCACCACGCTCCCAGATTTGCTGGAACAATGTGTCCAGTTGGTCTAGGGATAGCGTTCGGTCAGTACCGCTGCTGTCACAGTTGACTTCTGCGTCAGACCATGAGTTGGCTGACCTGTCGATGCTGTATAGGTCCATGTCTGCGTCTGCGCTTACGTGGGTTGAGCCGCCTCCCATTGCTGAGTGGCTTGCAGTAACTCGGTCTAGTGACTCGAAGTTGTTTGCTGCTGGTGTGTCGACGTCCGTTAGGAGCATCTTGTTTACCATCTCTGCGTGGTGCTTACCCATCTCTTCCTTGAGGACTGCTCGGATGTCTCCCAATCCGTCGTCCCTGTCTGCTAGGAAGATAGCGGTCTC